TTGGAAGCAATTCGGCACCTATGCCCGTCACAAGGGAGCTTTTCAAGGGATGGCGTTCGTGGCGTGGGTCACGACGATTTGGACTTACGCGATTAATTGGGTAATTGGATTTTGTAAAAGGAGGCCGAATTGACAGAGCAAAAGAAAAAAGAGTTAGCCGCACATTGGTTTTCTAGCTTCACGATTTACGAAGGCATCTTGAAAGACCTAGAGGATATTCATAGAAAGATGGTTCAGATGCTAGAGGCAAATAATAAATGAAAATCCTCGTAACCGGCTCACTCGGACTCGTCGGCTCGTAAGCCCTGATGACAGGCGATAAGATTCAAATTTTCCAATCTGTTAAAAAAGCCGTAGAAGAGCTTCCGGATTCCGTCGGAGTGTTCCTTATAAGCGATGTTGTTGAGTACGAGCAGAGATGCGGAGTTTATTTTTTAGCGAAGGATAATGCAATAGTTTATATCGGAAAATCGATTGATCTTCACAGGAGAATCGCACAGCACATCAGTAAGATTAGATTTGACAAAGCATTCTATTGTGAAACGGGTAATGAATTTATGGCAGCGGTACTTGAGGAGGAGTTGATAAGAACTTTTAAACCACAACTTAATCGTGTATTTACGAGAGAGATATAACCCTCCTACCATTGCAGCATAGGAGAATGTATCTCAATATGAGGTATGAATGAAAATATTGATAACTGGCAGCTTAGGTTTGGTCGGCTCCGAAGCTGTCCGCTACTACCTAAACAATGCTTGCGAAGTAATCGGCGTGGACAACGATATGCGTAAGCATTTTTTTGGTTCAGAGGCATCAGTAATCAAAAATCGCGTTGACCATGGGAATCTCCGATTTCATGGAGTGGATATTTCTAAGATCGAGCCAATTATTGCGGCAGAAAAACCTGACGCGATTATTCATACGGCGGCGCAGCCCTCTCATGATTATTCAGCCAAAGAGCCACTTTTAGACTTCGGTGTTAATGCCTACTCCACACTCATGCTGCTGGAGATGGTTAGAAAGCATTGCCCTGAGTCGGTTTTTGTATATACCTCGACGAACAAGGTTTACGGCGATATGCCAAACTATCTTCCTCTAGTTGAAACATCTGATCGATATGAATGCGAAGCTCTTCCTAATGGAATATCTGAGGAAATGAGCATTGATAACTCTATGCATTCGCCTTTCGGTGTCTCGAAGTTAGCCGGTGATTTATATGTTCAGGAATACGCGAGATATTTTGGATTGAAGACGGGTGTATTTAGGTGCGGCTGCATTACAGGGTCCGCACATGCCGGCGCAGAGCTTCACGGTTTCCTTGCATACATGGCTCTTTGCAAGAAGATCGGTCGGGTTTATACGGTCTATGGCTACGACGGTAAGCAAGTACGTGACCAGATTCATGCGCACGATGTAGTAAGGGCGATTGACTTTTTTATTAGAAGCCCAAAACCGGGCGCTGTTTATAACCTTGGCGGCGGCCGGCATGCCAACGTCTCAGTATTGGAGGCACTGAACTGGTTCAAGATTAGGGATTGGGAATACGTCAGCGAAGCCAGGCGCGGCGATCACAAGTGGTATATCTCGGACGTGTCCAAATTCAGGAATGATTATCCGGAGTGGGACTATAAATACAATTTGTGGGGAATTTTTGACGACTTAATGGGCGGAAGGAATACAGCATGAGATACCTTTTTCCGTTAAATCCGTACAACCAACAGCGCCAATTCCAAAAGCCGGTATGGGTCTACCCGGCCCACTTAGCAATGTATGCGACTCACCTTAGGAATGAGGGGCATGAGGTTTTTTGGGGAAAACTTTCATGGAGACAATATCATCACGATGGTGCCATTTTTATTGAGAAGGGAATGATTCAAGTCGATAAAGTAATTGAAAATGACTTTCAAATAGACGTTCCTTTTGAAAAACTCCCATTCCCAGACCGCACTTTCACAGACGCCAAGAATCCGCGTTGGCAGAGCTACGGCAATTACAAATTCCATCCAGCCACACACATGATGGCCTCCAACCTCTGTTGGTGGGGGAAGTGTACCTTCTGCATCGATACCGCAAAGCTGCAAGCTGGAGAGAAGCGCGACCTTCGCTCTGTTTGCCACGTCCTGGAGGAGATCGACGATCTTATCCGCTTGGGGTTTAGGGAGGTATTTGACGATTCCGGCACTTTCCCGATAGGCGATTGGCTCGATGAGTTCTGTAAGCGCATGATTTCGATGCGTCGGAATAAGAAAATCGTTCTGGGTTGCAACATGAAGCCAATCTCTGAGAAGGTTGTGCCTTTTAAATTGATGAAGGAGGCGGGGTTTCGCTTCATTCTTGTGGGCCTTGAATCTGCCAACCAAAAGACTATCGATATAATCCGAAAAGGCCAGGAATCAGAAAAGGTTATCGAGAACATGAAGGCCATGAACAAAGCTGGCCTAGAGGTCCACTTAACATCGATGTTCGGGTATCCATGGGAGACCCACGAAGATGCCATGAAGACAGTCGCAGAGATTCACTATCTTTTGCGAAAAGGGTACGTTAAAACCGCACAAGCATCTGTCTATATGCCCCCCAGAACGGCGCCGCCAAATCACCACGAAGCGCAGAGATACATCCAGAAGGTATATAGCGTTTACCGAAAGCCATGGTACTGGTGGAGAAAAGTGCGGGATGTGCGGCGATGGGAAGATCTAGCATATTTGTTAAAGAGAATGGGGCATATCAGACATGCTGAGTAACTTTGAAGCGATTGCATTGATTGTTGTTACCAACCTCGCACTTTATATAAAAACACTGCGCTATAAATTCGTGTCTGACGATTTCTCTGTATGGAAGAATCCACCAATACCCAGAAGCCGTATCCACAAGCTTTGGCTGCAGCTTACGGGCCAAATGAAGATCTACGCAAAAAGCATCCAATTCCATAAGGTCAATGGAAAGTGGTATTTGGCTATAGCCCGAAACGAAGAAATGGAGCATTTACTGACCCTCGCGCTCCATATATTCATTTGCGTGGCTATTTACTTCGCATTTGGGTCTTCATGGGTATCATTCGTCGCGGCGATGCTGTATTCGACCAACCCGGTCAACAATCAGGGAACAATATGGCCATCTGGGAGGGGGTACGTTTACCCAATCTTATTTCTGCTATTGGCTATTGCCCTACCTATCCTATCGCCGATTTTTCTGTACGCCGGCAGCTGGTATACCGCAGGGTTCCTTGCTCCATTGGCTTTGATAGGGTCAAGCAAGTGGTACCTTTTAGGTTTTATGCCGCTTATCTGGTATCTGCACTCCAAGAAATTCAAGACCGCCGTTTCCAACAAACAGAGAACCGAGTGTTTCGATGAGGATAGGGTCGTTCATCCTAAAAAACTAATCCTCGCGGTCAAGACGTTTGGCTTCTACCTCACTCTATGCATCATTCCATTTCGTATCACGTTCTATCATAACTTCTTACAATCCCTTGCAGGGAGTATGAAGCATAAGGGTTATACGCTCTGCCGGTACTTTTGGATCGGCTTTTTTGCATTGTGTGGCATGGTGGCTTATGGCATCCACCAATGGGATACGCTGATCTGGGCGCTAACCGCGTTTTTTATAACGATTTTCCCATTCTGTAACCTTTGGAGGGCCAACCAAGAGATCGCAGAACGCTTCGCTGCGCTTCCGAATGTCTTTCTGATGTATGCCCTGGCCCAAGTAATAGCGGCGTATCCGGTTATTGTGGCGGCTTTCCTGGCCTTCTACGCCACACGAACCTTCTATACACTCATAATGTATAAGGACGAGTATTTCATTACTGAGCTGGCGATCATCGAAGACCCACACGCATGGTGGGCCTGGCATTGTCGGGCTATGAAGCGGTGGGATACCCAAAGCTACAAGGAGGCGCTTATTCTGTGGGTGATGGCTAAACTCATTTCGCCCAGAGAATTCAAAGTCCTTATGAATATCGCTACCTGCCTTAGATTTTTAGGCAACAACAAAGAAGCCGACGAATACTTGGAGCTGGCCGCACAAAACATAGTCCCTGGGCAGGAGCTGGAGGCCACAAGATTTATCGAGGAACACAAAAAAGGTAAGCTTCCGATCCTCTTGTGATATTGATTTAGTCGGTGTCAAGTGTTAAATTGTAGATAGAGGAAATCCAAATTGGAAAGAAAAATCAACGCATATAATGTTTTCAATCTCTACGACGACGTAAAATTCAGTCGTGCAGGTAAGACTGTCCAGGTGATTGGCCGTGACGGAACCAACCAAAGCACCGATTCCGTTGAGGCGAATCTTCTGTATGAAATCCTCAGGGAATTGAAAAGGAAGAAATAGTGCCGGCGATTACCAAGCAAGACACAATTGCCTTCCAGACGCTCTTTCGTAAGTCCTATACTTATCTGAATGACAATTTTCATAAGTTTGATGAGCGCAATAAGATACAGATTGCTATTGCCGTTTGTAAGATGGCGGTCCCTCAAAAGTTGGAGGGTGATTTTAAGCACGAAGTAACGCATATGGCGTCGATCCAGAAGGAATATCCTGGGGAGCTAAATGGTCAACCCGTGAATCGAGTTGCGGAGTTTGACATTGGCTCTCTTGACTCTCCCCAAAATACTTAATATCCCCGACAAGCTCCTACCGCTTGTCGATCCAGACGTATTCAATCGTTACAGATATATCATCATTAAAGGCGGTCGCGGAGGGGCTAAGTCCCAATCTGTGGGCCGCTTTATACTTTATCTTGCCGAGAAGTACCGTCTCCGCATGGTCTGTGGGCGTGAGACCCAGAATAGCATCAATGAATCTGTCTATTCCCTCCTTGCTGATCTGATCCGAGAGTATCAACTTAATTTTGAAATCCAGGCCTCGCGTATCACCGCCAGGCCGACCGGGACTACGATCAACTTTCGTGGGTTCAGGGAACAGGGCGCATTCAACATCCAGGGTATGGAAGGCGTTGACCTTCTATGGGTGGATGAGTCACAAGCGCTAACCAAACAAACCCTCGACGTCTTATTGCCCACAATCCGTAAAGACAAGTCGAAGGTCATCTTTACGATGAACCCGCATGTGTTCAACGATCCTGTGATTGTGATGCTTGCTAATCGTGATGATTGCCTGGTTATTCACATCAATTACGATGAAAACCCTCATTGCACAGAAAAGCTCAAGAAAGAAGCCGAAGAGTGCCGCAAACTCTCAGAGAAGGACTATAGGCATATCTGGCTCGGTGAACCGATGGACCAATCCGAGGATGCGGTATTCACTATGGATGATATCCTAAATGGCCAAAACTCAACCCATCAGCTTGTGCCTGGCTACGGGTTGCGTGTAGGTGGCTTTGATATTGCCCGTTTTGGGAATGACAAATGTGCGGATGTAATCATCCAGCAAATGGGTGCGTTGCATTGGGAAGAGATCCATGTAGATGAGTGGGGTGATAGGGATCTGAATTATACGACCGGGCGAATCCTACAAGTCACCAACGAATACAATGTCGATCAAGCGGTAGTTGACGAGGATGGTTTAGGAGCCGGCCCACTGGATACTCTGAAGCGTGGCCGTGGCCTTGAGTTCTTTCACGGCTTCCGAAATCTTCCATTTGGGTTTAAAGATGACCGCTTTTTTGGCAATGTCCGCACCAAGAACGCATTTAAGGCCAAAGAGCTTTTTCAGAAAGGCCATCTGTGCGTTCGCGATAAGAAGCTGATCGAAGAGCTATTGGTGGCGTTTAAATACACTTTCGACAACTACCAGCGCAGGATTTTGATTTCAAAAGACACGATGAAGGTGAAATACGGCATTAATTCCCCAAATCGAGGTGATGCGCTAATTATGGCGGTCTCGCGGATAGGCGAGATCAAATATAGTCAGGAGAAGCAGTACGAACCAACCACGCAACAATACGCACAAGAAGATAACCTGTTCAGAATCGCGGGGGTTAGATAATGGCACTAGGTACAGCGACAACTGTTTTGCTAGGAATCGGGGCTACTGGCGCCGGCTATGGCATATCGAGAACTATGAATAAGACGTCTATGTCAGACTCCCCCATGCCGCTGCCACAGCCCCCTAACATTGATTCAGATTCCGATAAAGCGGCTGAAGTGGTTAAGAAAAAGAGAATGGCAGCCACAAAGACGATTTATACATCCCCTCTTGGAGTTAGCGGGGAAGCCCAAGTAGCCAGGAAGACATTGTTGGGTCAATGAGAGTCGAGCGGTATTCTGGGCGGTACTTCCTCGACGTACTGCACCTTGTAGAAAACTTTCACAATGAAGCGGTCGGCGAATTCGATCATTTGATCGATGTTAATGCGGTCGTCCAGACGATTGAGAGCGCTGATAAGAAAAACGCCTTCCTGCTTATTGTAGATGACGCCTGCCAAGGCATTCTCTATGGCACCCGGATTAGGTCGCATATGAATGGCGGAGAAATCTTCCAAGAAGTGATGTGGTACGTCAATCCGTCATTTCGCGGTTTGGGAGTAAAAATGTTTTCTGAGGTCTGCCAGCTATTGAAAAGCGAAGGTGTAAATAGCATAATAATGGTCGTACTTGAGAATTCTAAAAAAGAGAAGCTCAAGAAGCTCTACGAAGATGTGCTTCATTTAAAACCGATGGAAACGCATTACTGGGGGACGATCTGATGGGTTGGGCTGAAAGAGCCAACCATGACAGCAAGTGGAACAAGCGTCGCATCGGAAAGCCCGTGCCCCCAGATGCAGTGAAGTTAGCTTCTCCAATCACCAACGCTCCGAACGTTTCAAAGGCGCCGATCCCTGCCGCCCGGCAGGATGAGCCAATGGTCATAGAGATCAACCTCCGCAATCTATGGGGTCTCTTGTGCCGTATGCTCAGAAAAGCGCCGCGCCAGCAAAGCCCCGCGCTGACGAGCTAATACAACAATACGAAGAACAGTTAGGCGCCCGCCGTAACTTTGAGAGTTACTGGCAGACGCTTCATGACTATTTCTATCTCGAATCCACGGATATAAATAAGAGCTATTCACCGGGGAACGAGATCGACCCATCCTTCCTGTGGGACTCCACCACAATGGAATGCTCGGATGTTTTCGCCTCCGGGTTTATGAACTACCTCACGCCCCCCGCGTCTAAATGGGCAGGGCTTCGCCACCGCGACCCAGAGCTGGCCAACAATAAGGCAGTAAACCAATT